CCGCCATGGCTGGCCGAGGACGACGACTCCGACAGCGACGGCTCCGACGACTCCGACGGCGATGGCGACGAGGGCGACACGTCGGATTCCGACGAGTCCGACGACGGCGACTACGAGGACGACGACTCCAGCTCCGATGACGGCGACTCGGACGACTCCGACGACAGCGGCGATGACAGTGGCAAGTCCGACGCGGAACTGCTGCAGGAAGCCGAGGGCGACCTGCAGCAGGCCGAGCAGGCGTTCGGTGACGACGACGAGCCGCCACAGCAACAGGTTGCGGCCAACCGCAAGGAAAAGAGAAAGCCGTCCAAGGAGGCACATCGCATGAGCGGGTTGACAGAGCGGGTCGTGCAGGCCTCCCGGCACGCCAAGGCGCCCCAGCAGCACTTCGCCGACTCCGACGGATCGGGCGACGTCGAGGGCGGCCCCTACCACACCGACGACAACGACCAGGGCGAGCAGGAGCCGGTGTACGTCAGCCAGACCCCCGGCGGCGAGGCCGTCGAAGCGCCCAGGGACGGTGATTCCAAGATCACCAACACCCCCGACAACCTGGTGGCCTCGCTGCGCCGACGCATCCGGGGTCGTTCGGTCGACCTCGAACGAGACATCCAGGCCTACCGCGCACTCACCGGTTCCGACGAGTGCGGCAGTGACGACGACGAGGACGACAAGGACAAGGACGACGACAAAAAGTTCCCGTGGGACAAGGACTCTCGTCGTCGCACCGCCGCCGAAGCCACCACCGACTCCCGGGTGCTCGACCCGCCGCTGAGCGGCACCGACGACCAGGACATCAAGGGCCACGACTTCACCGACGTCGAACTGGTCAGCGACTCCACCCAACCCAAGGACGCCTCGGTGCGCGCGTTCGCGGCATTCGACGACTGGATGCGCGCCACCACCGGCCGGTCGGCCACCGCACACCACCCCAACTTCGTTCGGCGCCAGGCGGCTCGTTACGCCGAAGCGTCGGGCGTCCCCCTGCAGGCCATGTTCCCCGCGCTGGAAGTTTTTCTGCGGCGGGCCAGAAGGGCTGAGGTCGACAGGAGGGAAGCCATGGATCGCCGTGCCAACGAATCGCTGGAAGTTGCAGCGCCGGATGAGCGGGTGGACGTGGAGGCACCGGTCAACGACACCACCGATCAGCGGGCCCAGCAGAGCCAGTACGACATCGGCGAGTTCGGGCAGAACGCGGGCGACAGTGTCGCCAAACCCGACCTGTCCACCAACTCGCAGATCTGGGCGCCCGGGGAAGGCGGCGGCACCTCCGATCGCGAGGAACGGGCCGCCTCCTTCAACCGCAAGGCCGACGCGGTCGCGGCAGTGCGCTACGCCGAGGCCTACATCAACAGCGGCCTGCCCTACGAGGACAAATGGCAGCTGGTCGCCCAGGCCCAGCAGATGCGCCACGCCACGATCGTGGACCGCACCCGACTCCTGGAGGCGGTGGCGCAAGCCAACGCCACCCGCGCCCGCAGCGCCTCCCGGCGCCTGGCCGCGGCCTCTGGTGCCGCAGGGCGCATCCCACCCGGCCTGACCTCACCTCGCACGGCTCCCTCGAACGTGCGGTACGCGGCCACCGACCCCAGCAACGACAGCGCGCTGTTCATTTAGGAGACCATCATGTTCCGGCCCACCCTGGCCAACCCCGGTCAGAAAAGGACTATTCAGCCCAAGTACGCCCAGACGCAGGCCACCACCTACGCGGGATTCCTGGACCCCAACTTCGACCGCAGCTTCGACATCTACCCCGGCAGCGTCATGTGCCGACTCGGCGGCGAGCTCTTCACCCCCTACAAGGGCACCGGCAACCAGAGGCCGTTCGGCCTCTCGGCGCTGTTCTGCGCCCCCACCCTGGGGATCGACGAGGTCACCGGCACCGGTGCCAACAACTTCACCGTATGGGTGGGCGACTCCGAGGCGACGTTCGTCATCTTCGCCCCGGCCTTCGACCAGACCGCCAACTGGAACTCCTACAACCCCTCCGACGGTGGCCGCACCCTGCTCACCGGCACCAACAAGGGCCTACTGACCCCCACCGGCGCCGACAACACCAACGCCGTCGCCGAACTGATGGACGTCTACGGGACCGACAAGATCCTCGTGCGGCTCAACAGGTTCCACTTCGCCTCCGGCGCGGTGGCGGGCAGCTGAATCCGGCGAGCCGACACAGAAACGAGGACACACCATGAACATGGCGACACTCCCGGTCGCAACCGGATTCGGCAAGCTCGCAAAGCATTCCGAGGAATACGCCGCCGAAATGGCGGGCATGATGCGACGCATGGGCGGTCGCAAACTGTCCACCCGCGAAAAGCAGATCCAACTCGCCCAGATCCTCAACGACAAGCAGAACGGCCTGCTGCGTCTCGGGCAATCCATGATCGGCCCGATCCAGCTCAAGCTGCGCTACCAGGGCATCGTGCGCAACGTCCTGCTCGAGGACGCGCTCACCCCCGGCGTCCCAGTCGAATACGACGTGCTCGACGACCTGGGGCAGGCCTACATCCTGCACGGCGACGAGGGCGAAGTGCAGATCACCCCCTTCGAGGGCAAACGCGTGCGGGTCGAGCTGTTCCGCATCGCGACGTTCCCGAACATCAAGAAGGAAGACCTGTACTGGCTCCGCAGCAACATCGTGGAGTACACCCAGGACGAATCGAAACAGGGCATCATGCGTCAGGAGGACGCGCGCCTGGTGACCTTGCTCGAGGTGTCGGCCGCCCAGTACCGGCTGGTCGACGCCACCGCCAACCCCTCGACGGGCAGCCTGCCCAACGAGATCACCGTGGCCGGGGAGAACCTGGAACCCAACGACCTGTACACCGCGGTGACCTTCACCGATCAGCGCATGTTGGATTCGTCTCGGCTGCTGTGCAACCCCAACGAATACCGGGACTTCTACCGGTGGGACATCGCGACGACCGGCTGGGCGTTCAAGGACAGCGTCGTCGCCGGCGAGCGCATCGTCCAGTTCGGTGAATTCCAGATCGGCAAGTCCATCATCATCCCCAAGGGCACCACGTACCTGACGCCGGCACCGGAATTCCTCGGAGTTCTGCCGATCATGTACAGCCTCGACGTCGAAGAGGACAACAACGTGCCCAAGTTCCATCGTGGCTGGGTCATGGACGAACTTTTGGGCATGGTCGTGATCAATCCGCGCGGGCTCATGATTTTGCGCAAAGCTTAAAAAGCTCCCAACCAGCACTGAAGATCCCGAGAGCAAAGAAGCGATCGGGATCTTCAGTGTGTACTGGAACTTGAGTTCTCACACATCAGCCCACCCAACTACGTGTGGGTCAGGGCCAACGAGGCAGAAGTACCGACCCGTTACCAAACCCAAAATGAAGAATGAACCCGAGGATCATGCACCTGTTGGGGTATGTGCGAATCTATGATTGTGGAAATAGGGTGTGGGTGTGGCGGTCAGCTTGATCCCCAATCCCCGGCTCTATATCATTGTCCCAAATAGCGGATAACGCAACCGAGAGGCCGTGATGGAACAAAAGATGCTGATCGACGATATCGACGGCAACCTCGCCGACGGCACCTGGCGATTCACCTACGACGGTGAACGTCGCGAGATCGACCTGACGAACGCCAACAAGGCACTCTTCGACAAGGACATGGAGAAGTGGCTGCGGCACTCGCGCGTCGTCGGCAAGAGCGACAAGAAAGCCGCCGCCGACAAGGTGGACCTCGACGTGGTCCGCGAATGGGCCAGGAAGAACGGGTACATCGTGCGCAACCGGGGGCGCATCCCCAAGCAGGTGAACGACGCCTACGAGGCGGCGCAACGCCAGCCCGTGGTCGCAGTCGGCTGATGGACCACGCAGTAAGGGATCCCGGGCAATGACGCATGAGACCCGGGTGATCCGGTCCGGCGAGAGCCAGTGGACCTCGGCACTGCACCGCGACGGAACCACCAGTGAGGTGTGCGTGAACGTCACCGGCGACGACCAGATGACGGTCCAGGTGTATCCGGCGCCCGGCCACCAACCGCAGATACGCACCGATCAGGGGTAATCGGGGCGTTTAATCGGGAAAGGCTGTGGGGGAATATCACAGCCCCATCTTTGATTTTCCGGGGCCTGATCCCTAGAATTGTTGTGACGCTGTCGATTTCAACTGACCGGGGAAGGGAGGGAGACGAAATGATGAACAGTTATCTGGTGACGCTGGCCGAACGCGAAGCGGTCAGGGGGGCCGAGGCGTTCGCCGAGGCGTTGGACATGCCCCTGATGGCAGTACTCGATGCCGACCGCACCCAGCGGATCATCGTGCAGTGCTGCCCCCTGTGCCTGGAATCGTTCCTGGACGAGGTGCTCGCCGACCCCGGCCTGCGACTCACCAACCCCGTTGTAGTCCACATCGATGCCCACGGGGCCGAGCACGTCCCCCTCCTCGAGCCCGCGGGCGAATAACCCCCTGATCGGAACCCCGCCGCTTTAGCCTCCCTAGCTGTAGTGGCGGGGTTCCCCTTTGCCCGGCCCCCGTAAAGGGTAGGTAGCGCGCTGTAGCCGGGAAGGGAACCCCGCAGCGTGAGCGCCGCCAACAAAGGGTGGTCGCGATGACCGTGCCGGAGAAGACCTCCAATCCCCAGACGCTGCCCGAACTGCGCCGCCACGACGGGCCGCTGTTCGTGCGCAACAACACGCGCAACCAGGTGCACATCCACACCGTCATCGGCGCCGGACCGATGGCCACCCGCATCAGCCTGGAACTCGCCCCGGCCGGCGAGATGGACTCCATCGCCTCCCTGCCCAAGGAATGCCTGGAGGTGCGCGGCTTCCAACGGCTGTGGATGCGCCAGGCCCTGACGGTGTCCGCCGACCCGGGGATGGAGGACGAGATCACGCTGCTGATGAACCAGCACGTCAAGGCCCCCGAAGACCGGTTGGTGGAGATCATGAACTCCGGGCGCCCGATCAACAACGAGGGCAAGCCGGTCGAACCGACCATCACGGTCAACACCTCCAACGTCAGCAGGGCACTCGTCGAGAAGCCCTGCCTGCAGTGCGGCCGGGTGGACCCCAAGACCGGGGTGATCATCGGTGGCCGGGTCATCCAGTCCGCCACCGACGACCGCGGCGGCGTGCCGCCGCTGTGCGACGAACACGTCGATATGACCCACCTGTTCGTGGCCACCCAGGACGTCGCCCCGGACGGCACCAGCACCTGGAGGTTCACCAAGCCTCAGGTGAACACACCGCAGAAGGGAATCAGCTGATGGCCGACACCCCGCCCGTCGCGGGCCCGCTCCCCGTCTGGTACACCGCAGCCCAGCAGAAGCGCCAATTCATGGGTGGCTGGCCTCCGGACCGGCTGTTCGTCGGACACACCACGCCGCTGGACTACCTGGCCAACCCGCCTGCGGGCGGCATCGTCGCCGAGAACGCCATCGACGCGTTCAGCAACGCCGCAGCAGCGGGCACCTGGGTGTACCCCGAACCCGTCAACGGCTGGGTCGACTGATGGCCGCTGCGCTGCGGTGGGGAACGGACTGGATGACCGACGACATGGTCACGATGTACCAGAACGGCTGCCTGATACGGCAACCCAACATCGAACCGGGCTCCAGGTACTTCGATCCCAGCAAATTCACCGTGCTCGACTGCATGGCCATCAAACCGAGCTGACAAGGAGAAACGATCATGACTGCACCACTGCCGGTCACCCCGCAGCACAACGCGTGGTGGAAACTCCTCGGCCAGACCCGCCAGCACAACCTCCCGGTGGGCACCCCCGGCTTCGACCCCACCGTCAGCAGCGCGCTGAAGGGTATGGCGGTGCCCCCCAACTACGCCCCGACCCCCAGCGCCCAGACCGGATCGGGGTCGCGGTGGCAATCCGGACCCACCCCGTGGGGACTGTAAGCGCGCCGACCAGCACTGAGAGGAAACCCACATGACCAGCCCTATCTTCTCCGGCAGCTTCCAGACGCGGCATTACAGTGCGGGTGCGCCGCCAGGCTTCGGAGCCAACATCAGCGGCAACGAGAACAACACCGTGCTCGACGTGCTGGCCACCCCGCCGGCCACCGGCATCAGCGCCGAGAACGCCGTCACCGCCGACGCCCATGCCGTCGGCTGGACCAACGTGGCCGCCCAGAGCGAGGTCGAAACCATCACCGTCAAGGGTTCGCCCACCGGCGGTCAGTTCTACCTGGTGTTCGGTGACGCTGCCACCACCCCGCTGTCCTACAACGCCAGCAACGCATCGATGCAGAGCGCGCTGCGCGCGCTGCCCGCCATCGGCTCCAGCGGTGTCACGGTCAGCGGCCCCAACGGCGGCCCCTGGATCGTGACCTTCGCCGGCTCGCTGGCCAACAGCGTCATCACCATCCCCATCGCCGCCGACTGGCTGCCCAACACGTTCGTCGGCTCCACCGGCCTGACCGGCGGCACCGACCCCTCCATCGACGTCGCGGTGACCACGAGCGGGAACCCGGCGCTGGGGGCACTGAGCCCGCAGGTAGCCGTCAACACCGGCGCCTCCACCAAGGGCACCGTCGGAGCCCTGGTGTGCCCCACCACCAAGAACTTCGACCCGGTGAAGGACTTCTACGACTCGACGGCAGTCGGCCCCAAGACGCCCGGTACCGCATGGGGCGGCGTGCTGCCGACCCCGTAAGGGAGGAATCGGAGAGGGACCCGCGGCCCGCCGCGGGTCCCCCGGCGACAGCAAGGCGGACCCATGGGCATCGTGTATCCCGGTTCGGGGATCGACACCTTCAGCACCCCGAGCGCGCCGGAGTTCACCTCACTGTCGGAGGCCGGCGACTCCGACCGCAACCACGACGAAAGCCACGAGGACATCGGCGCGGCGGTCATGGCACTGGAGACCCACACCGCCCCGCTGGCCCACGACCACTCCGGCACCGACCCCTCCGGGCTGGGGCTGTGGCCCACCGCCAAACTGGCGCAGGCCAACACCCACCAATCCCCCGACACCGACACCGGGCAAGGCGCGCTGCACCACACCCTTGGGCGCAACTCCAACCAGGCCGCGCCCGGGGATCTGCAACTGGACTGGAACGCCACCCGCCCCGACATCCTGCACCGCCCCTACATCATCTGCACATCCACCACCCGTCCCGCCAGCCCGTTCCCCGGCATGCTGATCTTCGAAACCGACACCCTGGCCACCAGGATGTGGATGGACCCGCCCGGGGCCACCGGACTGTTCTGGCAGCTGGTACCGCTCACCAGCGTGCCGATTCTGCGGGCAGAGTCGCGGGCCGTGCAGCAGGTTCCGGTCAACACCCGATACACCTGCTGGTTCACCAACCTGCTGGAAAGACTGTTCTTCCCGCGGGTGGACTTCACCGTCAACAACACCGACATCGTCATCGACGAACCGGGGCTCTACCACCTGCAGGCCCGCATCCACTGGGATCCCGCCCGCACCTTCCACGACCACTCGATGATCGGGATCACCGTCAACGGCACCGACGTGGCCCGCAACGACTGGGAATTCGTGCGCGGCTTCTCCTACACCCCCGGTTTCGCCCAGAGCAACAACATCAACTTCTGGTACCGCTTCCAGGCCAACGACGTCCTGCGGCTGACCACCAAGCACAACGGCTCCAACCCGTCCTGGCTGTGGTACGACACCAGTTCTGCCGAGAAGCAGATCAACCACCTGGAATTGGTGTTCCTGTGCCCGTGACAAGTAGGCCGGTGATTCGACATGGCAATTGAGCCGTCTGGGATCGGTGTGTTTTCTCCCAAGATCAAAGATCAATCCGTGGTGCGGAAATTCGTATCCCAAAACGGGTACGGATACATCGCCCTGAACATCCGCAAACCCGACGGCACCGCGGTGGACGCCGACCCCGGCACCCTGCGCGTCCAGCTGTACTACCTGGACCCCACCCTGGAGGTACAACCCACCAACGACCCACTGGGCACCCTGGTACTCGACACCACCGACGGCATCAACCGGGTCGACACCGGCATGTACGACATGCCGATCGGCCCCCAGTTCACCGGACAGCGCGGCGTGCTCACCGCCCAATGGACCTACCAGGTCAACGGCACGCTGCTGACCTTCCTGGACCACCTGCAGGTGCTCAACCAGATGCCGATCTACGACACCCTCGACGACGCGCACAAGCTCGTCGTCGAGCAGGTCAACTGGATGTTCGGCGATCTCTACGACAGCGCCGAGGGTGGCCCCCACCTGATGGACGAGTTCCAAACCCACTTCGACAGCGAACGCATCAGCCAACTGATGGGCATCGCCACCACCCGGATGAGCGTCACCGGCTTCCCCGTCATGGACTGGAACCTCACCAACCCGCCACCGTCGAGCTTCGCGGGCCTCGAGGTGGTCGGCACCTACCTGGAGGTGATCCGGCATCTGCGCGACTCCTACGTCGAAATCCCGGCCCGCCCCAACATGAACGTCACCTACACCGACCGCACCGCCTACTCGCAGCGGTGGGCGCAAATCCTGGCCCAGGAATATCCGGAGTGGGTCAAGATGGTCAAGATGGCCAAGCGCAAACTGCTCGGCATGGGACGCGGCTCACTGCTGGTGGCCGGCGGCATCTACGGCGGCGGCGCCCGTGGTCTGTTCGTCAGCGGAACTTACGCATCGGCTGTCCGCGCGTGGCGGTTCTACCCGGCGGCACCGGCCATCAGCTGGGGATCGCAGTGGCCCCGATGAGACGCATCCTCACGGCCCGCGAGAGGGTGGCGGTGTGGCATCAGGGGATGTCTCAACTCGTTCCGGATGGTGGTCCACCTACTCGTTTGCATCGCGGTATTGCTTTGCGGCGAGAAGATATGCCCCCCAACCTCGTTGCTCAATTGGAGTCGGCTCTTGGCGGGAAGTCGGATCTGTCCTTGGCTCCGAACCTACTCAACCATTTGGGAACTAAGGGATTAGGGGAGTGGTGGACTCCCGATCCCAAATCTGCCGAGAGGTTCTCGACCCATAAGCTCACCTATGGTGTCGGCCCTAATAACGTGGATCCCAAGGCCCACTACCAGGTGATTGTTTCCGGTGACGGTGATACGAGCGCTGCCGAGCCATGGATGGGTCAGTACTACCGATTCAGGGGCAAGGATGGGGTCAATCCCCAGTCGATTCGGATACGTCGGCAGCATCCCGACGATTGGCTGGAAATTCCGATCGCCGGGGAGAGGGTCGCCGCGTGGCACGCGCACCGAGTAGCCGCACCCCGCGACCCCGACGTGTGGCGCGAACCCGGCTTCCTCCTCGACGATCGCACCGACCCCGAGGGGTCCGAGGGCCACTTCCTGGGCCCGCAGGACGCCTACGACGAGCGTGGCTGGCAGCAACGCTACCGCGACCACCCCCCGGACCCGACCCCGGTCGGTGTGGACTGGTATCACGCTACTTTCCACGACCTGCCGGTCGGTACCGTACTGGACGCCCGCAAGGGCAAGGCGCCATGGCTCGATGCGCCGTACCACGGCGGATTGGACAACCGGGCTCACTGGACGTGGGTCGAGCATGACCTCACGCATTCGGACGACTGGATGAAGTACCTCGTGAGGGATCACGGACAGGCTTTCCTGTACCGGGTCGAGCCCCACCGCGGGCCGTGGCCCTGGAACGGCGACGCCCGGGAGGGTTGGGTGACCGACAAAGCCCGCATCGTGGAGAAGATCCGCTCGGCGGGGGAGGGCTGATGACCGCCATCAAATCGGTTGAGGATTATTGTATTCGGACGACCCGCCAGGACGTGCGTGACTCCCTGGTGATGGCCGGCGAGCAGTGCGTACTGCTGTCCATGGCCCGTCCCGAGATCGACAAGGACACGCCGCGCTGCCCGGCCTGTAACGATGACGTGTACTCCAGCACCGACGGGGAATGTTCGGTCTGCTACGGCACCACCATGTACCCGCCGATCAAGGATGTGCGCCGGGTCCACGGCCTGTTCGCCGACCACATCGTCTCCGAGCAGTTCCTCAAACAGGGCATATGGGCGGCCGATTCCCGCGAAGCGCAGTTCGAGTGGTACCCGCTGCTCGTCGAACACGACTTCATCATCCGGGTACGGCAGTGGGACGCCAATGGGCGGGCCACCGAACTCGAGGGGTTCTACGGGGTGCAGGCCGTCACCCGCGACAGCCTGCGCACCGGCACCCGGTTCGGGCAGGAACGCTGGGACGTCATCGGTCAGCGCGCCATCATCAGCAAACTGGCCCCCACCCTGCCGATCTGCTCGTACCCGGTGCTCGGGGTGGACTTCAGCACACCCGTGAACATCACCGGCCCAGTCGTCGTCGTGCCGCCCGATCAGCGGGTGGTACTGGTACCGGCGGGGGCCACCGAGCCGGACAGCTACACCTTCGAGCAGCCCACCCCCGCCGACCCGTGGATCATCGTGCACCCCCTCGACCACTACCCGTCGGTGGCCCTGATCGTGAACGGAGAAGGGGTGGAGGCACCGGTGTCCTACCCGGCCCCCGACACGGTGGTGGTCACATTCGGGCAGCCGGTGGCAGGAAGGGCCGAACTGGTCTAGGTGCCTCCCATCGAGGGAGGACACGATGGCGGCGAAGAAGATCTACGGGGGCGTGGATCTGGTGGGTGGGCGCGCCCAGCACGTCGCCGACCCCACCCACGACGACGACGCCGCCACTCGAGGCTGGATCGAGGCCCTCCTCGAGCTGTTCGCCCCCACCTCCCGGGTGGGGGAAGAACGCAGCACACCGACCCTGACCATCGACGCCGGCGCCTACGACGCATTCAACGTCACCAACCAGGACACCGCCATGTACGTGTCGGCCACCGGCAGTCCCCCCGACCACCACCGGTTGATGATGCGCATCAGCGACAACGGCAGCCCCCAGCAGATCACCTGGGATCCCGTGTGGTTCCGCGACTCCGGGGTGGCCCAACTGCTGGGGGTCACCCGCCCCGGCAGGATCCACCACGTCGGGCTGGTGTTCGATGCGGCCGAGTCGGTGTTCTTCTGCCTGGCCGTGGACCCCGTGGGGGCGATCCGCCCGTCAGTGGGGTGACCCGTAGATGACGGTCACCACCAGCGAAGTCAACGTCACTCGCAGCAACGTCGCGGTTCCTACGGGGGCCCTGCAATGGCGATTCACCGCGTACGGCGGCGGCGGGGGTGGCGGTACGGGCATCAACCTCGGTGTCGGCAACTGCTGCGGTGGTGGCGGTGGCGGCGGCGCCGGATACGTCGACACCGGCTGGCAGTCGGTGTCGACGCTCGGGTCCACGTACTCGGTGACGGTGGGCAGCGGCGGCGCGTCGCAAACCAACGGCGCGTTGTCGCGATTCACCAGCGGGTCGGTGACCATCACCGCCAACGGCGGCAACAAGGGCGGCAACGGCGCCTCCAATGTGGCCGGTACGGCGGGCACTGGGGGCACGGCGACGGCCAGTGGCATCAGTGGCGCCACCACGACAACCGGGGTCTCCGGTACCGCCGGTTTCGGCGGCAGCAGTAGTTTGCCGACCGTGCCGTCCGCCGCCACCGGGCAGCAAGCCGCCGGTGGTGGCGGCGGTGGTGGACAGCAGCTCGGTACCGCGGGCGCCGGCGCGAACGGTGGCGCGTCCTCCGTGGCGGGCGGTGGCACCGGCGGTACCACCAGCGGAACCAATGGTGGTGCCGGTACCACGGCCAGCTCCGGCAATCCCGGTGGCGGCGGTGGCGGTGGTGGCGGCCGCAACGGCGGCACAGGAGGCACAGGTGGCAATGGCGGCGCCCAAGGAGCTGGCGCAGGCGGTGGTGGCGGCAATACCTCTGCCACCACTGCGGGCGGCACGGGCGGCGCCGCATACACGCTCATGCAGTGGATGTTCGCGGGCGACATGGTCGGCCACGGCCAGCTCACCGCGACGGCGTCGGCCGGGGGGCCCGCATCACGCACCGCGAGCTTCACCGGCACCGGCGGCTTGACTGCCACCACACTGGCCAAGTTCGCGGCGACCGCCACGCTGGCTGGTACGGGCCGGTTGACGGCCACCGCCACGGCCACCAAGTTCACCCTTACCGCGCCGCTGTCCGGCACCGGGCGGCTCACCGCAACCGGTACCGCCAAGTTCGCTGCGACCGTTGCCCTGAAGGGCACCGGCAGGCTCACCGCGACCGCGGTGGCCACCAAATTCACTTTCAGCGCACCACTGAGGGGTACCGGTGCACTGACCGCTACGGCCACCGCCAAGTTCACCAGGACCGCCGCACTGGCCGGTACGGGCCGATTGACCGCGACCGCGGCGGCCACCAGGTTCACACTCACGGCAGCACTGGGCGGGCGCGGAATCCTCACCGCCACGGCTACCGCCCGATTCGCGGTCGCCGCATCCCTGGCAGGCACCGGCAGACTCACCGCGACCGTCATCGAACGCGAATTCGCGACCGGCAACCCGACCGGTCACGGCGTACTGAGCGCCACCACCAAACAGATCTTTGCGGTCACCGGCAACCTGCGAGGAACAGGGATCCTGTCGGCAACCACCGCACCGAAATTCGCCCGTACTGCCGCGTTGAACGGTCGAGGCACGCTGACCGCTACGGCAGCAGCCACACAGTTCGTCCTCACCACGCCACTGAAGGGGACGGGGCGACTCACCTCCACGGCGTTCGCGAAGTTCGCCAGCACCGCACCCACCACCGGTATCGGGCGACTCGCTGCCGCCGCCACCGCCACCAAGTTCACCCTTACCGCGCCGTTGAAGGGCACCGGGCGGCTCACCGCGACCGCTACCGCCAAGTTCGCTGCGACTGCCACGCTGGCCGGTACGGGCCGGTTGACGGTCACCGCCGCCGCCACCAAGTTCACACTGAACGCACCACTGACCGGCCGCGGCACGCTGACCGCCACGGCCACCGCCCGATTCGCGGTCGCCGCCATGTTCGCCGGCACGGGCCGGCTGACCGCGACAGCGGTGGCCAAACAGTTCACGCTGGCGGCGGCGCTGGCCGGACGCGGGACGTTGACCGCGACCGGTACCGCCAAATTCCTGGTCACAGCACCCCTGACCGGCATCGGCAGACTCACGGCAACGGTCTACGCCAAGATCCCCGCCGCAGCGGGGATCAAGGGCACCGGACAGTTCACGGCGACCGCCGTCATGTATCGGATCCAGTCGGCGGCGGTGCTCCCGGGAACCGGACGACTGACCGCGACGGCCCATGCCAGCTTCACGCGAACCTTCGCACCGAACGGCAACGGTGCCCTAACGGCGGCGGCAGCAGCCACCCGATTCACGATCACCGCACCGCTGCGCGGCAACGGTGCCCTAACCGCAGCGGCCTACCCGAAATACTCCCGGACGGCAGGACTGCCCGGCACCGGCCAGCTGACCGCGACCGCACGGATGTACCAGATCCGCGCAACTGTCACGTTGCAGGGCACCGGAACACTCACGGCGACGACCTCGAGCAAGTTCGCCGTCACCGCAGCCGTCACCGGACACGGCACCCTGACGGTAACGGCCGCCGCCACCAAATTCACCCTCGCTGCCCCACTGAGCGGTCGCGGCACGTTCACGAACCTGGTCCAGTCGGGATTCAACCGGGTGTGCACCCCCGCAGGCCACGGCGCGTTGACCGCGACCGCACAAATGTTCCAGATCCAGGCCACCGCAGCATTCGGCGGCGACGGGGAGCTGACGGCCACCGCGTTCGCCCGGCTCGCCAGGACCGCAGCACTCGGGGGCCGCGGCACACTGACCGCCACGGCCACGATGTTCCAGATCCGGGTTGCCGCGACGCTCTCCGGCACCGGAAAACTGACGGCCACCGGGAACGAACGGTACCTGCGCCCAGCGACCCTGAGCGGCCGGGGCGCACTGACCGCCACCGCCACGCTCTACAGCATCACTGCGCCCGCATCGCTGTCCGGCACCGGCAGGCTCACCGCCACCGGGTCGGCCCAGTTCACCAGGTCGGCCGTGCTGCGCGGCAACGGTGCCCTGACAGCAGCCACCCTGGGTTCCTCGGGAACCACCGGCCAATTCACCGGACACGGTGCCCTGACGGGCACCGCCCGGATGTTCTCCATCCACACCACAGCAGCCACCACCGGCACGGGCACCCTGACTGCGTCCGCGAGCGCGAAATTCCCGGAAACCGCTGCGCTGGACGGAACCGGTCAACTGACGGCGAACACGGTCGCCAGAATCCTGCAAACGGGCCAATGGCAGGGCCACGGCACACTGACGGCCTCGACGGCCGCCTCCGTTGCCCAATCGGCCGACCTGTCCGGCACCGGCGGGCTCAGCGCCACCGTAGCGGCGATCACCACCACCGCGGCAACCGTCCTCGGCGCGGGCACCCTGACCGCCATCCCCATCCCCAGGTACGTCTGTGTCACCGTCATCGGCGGCACGGGCACCCTGGTGGCCGTCGCCAGCCTCGGCGCCGCCAGCGCGGGCACACTGTCGGGTACCGGTACCCTGTCGGCCCTGGCCGACGAAAGGGTACTCGCGCTGTCCGGACAGTTCTTCGCGATGTTCTGATAACTCAAATACCAGTGTCTCGTTTGTGGGCGACAACCATGTTCGGATAAAAGCACAACCGGTCGATATCGAATCCCAGATGGTATTCCGGGGCAAGACGAATGAGGTCGACATGCTCCGATTGTGGTATCTGGGCCTGCACCTCATCGGCCAGCCGACGCAGGAACTGCATGGCCGTCTGGCCGCCGGGCCGCGGCGGGCGGTCCGGATCCGCACTGGACTCGTCGGCCCCCCACCGCACGTCGTAGGAGGTGTTCACATCCTCCACGGCGTACAGGCCGCCAGGACGCAGGAGCGGGAACCAGGTCTTGAACGAAGCGATCGTCTTGGACGAAACATGGGAGGCATCGTCGATGACGATGTCGGGATGCCAGCCGGTCAACCCGGCGGGCACCGCCGCCTGATCCCCCAGATAGGTGGCGATACCCGGCGGTGGTGGGCCGTAGCACTGGCGCAACGGCTGATAGGAACCGTAGTAGCGGCCCCACAACGGCTGCGCGGCATGGTTGCCGACACCCAGGTCGATATCGATACCGACGATCCTGGTGTCCGGGTGGGTGAAGTACTCGGCCCAGGTCCGCAGACTGGCGCCCTCGAACACCCCCAACTCGAGCAGGGCCACCGGTTTATCCCGCAGATGGGCGAACAACCGCTCGTAGATCGGACAGTAATTGTGGCCGGCCGAACTCTTGTCCGTGTGACGGCGCAACGCGATCTCGTTGAGCGAGTCGCGCGCCATCACCCCTGCCCGGTGGTCAGCCGGGCGATCTCCGCGCTGATCGAATCGCGCAGACCAGCCATATCGGCCAAGGAGATCTGATCGATGGTGAGCTGCACACTCACCCCCGTCTCGGCCACCTGAGACTGATCGAGAACCTGCAGCGCCAGCTGCGCGTAACCGGGCACGTTGATCGTCAAACCCACCATCTGCGCGGCGGCATCGGGGGCACCGGTGACGAACTGAGCGGCAACCGGCGCAAGCCGCTGCAAATCCTGCGGAGACACGCCCGGATCGTATCGCACCCCTAAAGGGAGAAGGTCCCCGCGCGCTTCGGGAGAGGAATCCCATGGTCATCGAAACCGACACCCTCAACAACATGGCCACCACGTACAAGGGCTACGGATCGTGGGTCGGCCTGGCCACCGGCAACCCCGGCACCAGCTCCACACCATCCAACGAAGCCACCGGCGGCTCCCCCGCATACGCAAGGAAGAACACCACCTGGGGCTCCGCCTCCGGCGGAGTGGTCAACGGCTCGGCCGTCACCATCGACGTCGCCGCCGCCACCTACACCTACGTGCTACTCGCCTCAGCCAGCTCCGGCAACAACCACTACGACAACAACACCATCACCTCAGTGGTCATGGGGGCCCAAGGTCAAATCGTGGTCACACCGACCTTCACGATGACCTAGCAGGCAATTCATAGTTAGTTGAACGTATCACAGCAAGTGTGATAGTCTCGGCTGCATGGAGACTGAGGGGCGTCGGAGCCGTGCCAAGCTAAGTCGAGAGCAAACCGACGAAGTTCGTCGACTGTATGCCCAGGGGACGCGACAGACGGCGCTCGCCGCACAGTTCGGTGTCAGCCAGGCCTTGATCAGCAAGGTGGTAGCCGGCTGGTCACCTCTGGAACCCACCGAGAGTGTCAAGGTGTTCTGCGGGGTTATCGAAGAGGGTGAGGATGAGCCCTGCCCGCGCGAAGCGCGGGCAAAGGGCTATTGCACCAAGCACTACCAGCGGTGGAAGGCCTACGGCGATCCCACCGTCGTCACACCACATCCGGGGCCGCAGCCGGGACGATTCTGCACAGTCGAGGGGTGCAGCGAGGAGCGCAAGACCAGCAAGCTGTACTGCGAGAAGCATCGGGCAAGGATGCGTCGGCACGGCGACGTGACGGTGGCGTTGAAGGACCACACGCCAGCCGCCGAGCGATGGAAAGGCAGCTATGTCGTCGGCGCGATCCCTGAGGGCTTCGACACGCCGTGCTGGAACTGGACCGGCCCGATCTACAAGAGGCAGGGCCACGGGTTCATCCAGGACGGGGCAGACAAGCGCTACATGGCGCATCGCTTCGTGTGGGAGCAGATCGTTGGTCCGATTCCGAAGGGGATGGTGCTCGATCACCTCTGCAAGAACAAACGGTGCGTGAACCCGCGGCACCTAGAGGCGGTGACCCAGGCCATCAATGGTTATCGTGGTGGGACGGACGGCGGTAATGCCGCCAAAACACAATGCGCACAGGGCCACGAATATACGGCCGAGAACACGTACGTCAATCCCAACACAGGATGGCGGCAATGTCGAACCTGCTTGCGGGCATTGCATCGCCAAAAGAAGTATCGGTATGCCTACATCTACCTCTATCGGCCGAATCATCCCATAGCCGACAAGTCCGGCCAGATTCCAGAGCACCGTATGGTGCTCTACGATGCCATCGGGCCCGGTCCCCACGCGTGCCACTGGCACGGCGGGGAGGCGACCCTGACCTGGGGTGGCATCACGGGCATCCACGTCGACCACATCGACGGCGACCCCTCGAACAACTGCCGGGAGAACCTGGTGCCCAGCTGCCAGTCCTGCAACAAGAGCCGCGCCGCCAGCGGCAACCTGGCCGACTGGCGACCACCCGTCGCAGCATAGCTACCGGCCATGGGAAGAAGCCCCAGGCTGGTCTCCAGCCTGGGGCTTTCCATCGGGGAGGGATCCTAGGGTTTGCAGGCAGTGGTGCCGGGGCTGACGATGATGCGCGCGGACTGCGCACTCACGATATTGGAGCCGTTGTTGCAGAAGTTGGCGATGGCGTTGAGACTGGCTCCCTTGGCGACCTCACTACCGGAGTTCCGGCCCGCGAATACAACATTGCCGCTGCCGCCGTCCACACGGGCCGTGCTGTTGTCGCCACTGGCGACGGCGGCGTTGAAGAAGCCACCGTTGATCGTGGACACGCTCTTCGTGCCACTGGCGAGTGCGACGTTGCCGAGGCCGCCGGTCGCGCTGGCGTTGCCGCCGTTGAACGCCGCAGCGGCATTGCCGAAGCTGGCATTGGCGGTGGCGTCACCCACGCTCACACCGATACCGCTGACGTTGACGGCGGCCCCTGGCGCGGCCGAGGCGGTGGGCGTGCCCAGCCCGACCAGTGCAGCAAGTGCGGCTCCAGCGATGGCGGGAGTAACCAGGAGGGTAGTGGACTGTGTCATGGTGGGGTCCTTTCCTCGAACGGCTGTGCCGAACTGACGCTACCCCCCCAATCCAGTAGTCAAGGGGCATTTACCGTGCCTGATTACGGGTGCATCTCAGGTGTGGTTATCGGTGCGACGCACATAGCCGGTGCGACGCACATAGCCCTCGAAGTCCCTCGGATGCTGCGGGTCGGTGACCTTGCAGTTGTGCGTCAGGCACCAGGTGTGGTCCTCGGCGCTGACTTCGCAGCGCACCGGCTTGCCAGCTGACGTCATAGGGGGCTCTCTTCCGTGTCTCGCTGAAGAGCCTAAAGGGTGTGGACGTGTTCACGCTGCGTTCTCGAACGACTATCAGGGGGTAGTTATGCAGAAATTGTTGGTGCTTTTCCCGTTCTACCGGCAGCTACCGGTGGCATGGTTCTTCAACTTCCTGGCCATGGAGAAGGAGCCGGTCGTCGGGCACCTGGAAACCGACGGGGCCTACCTGCCGCTGGCGCTGGAGATGATGACCAAGGAGGCGCTGCAGAACGACGAGTGGGACCGAGTGGTCATCTTCGAACACGACATGATCCCACCGGTCAATGCCTTCACCCGGATTGCGGCCTACGGCCACGAACACGACATCGTCGGCTCGCTGTACTTCGGGCACGAACCCCCGCACCACGTGAACGTGTGCATGCAGGTCGGCTACCCGAACTTCTCCCCGCTGACCGCCGCCGCGGTCCGCATGCTCAAGGAGAACCCCGGCCTCTACGAGGTCGACGGGGTGTCCACTGGTTTCACCAGCATCGCCCGCCACGTCCTCGAGGACTGGGATCCCGCAGTGCAGATGTGGATGCCGCAGCCCCCGCACGTCGCCCACGACATGCACTTCTGCCACCAGGCCAAGCTGCAGGGCTGGCACGTGTTCGTGGACAGCGGAATCGGCTGCGGACACCTGACCCAGGTGTCGATCGGCTACGAGGACAGCCAGCGGGCACTGGCCGAGGTGGAGCCACCCACCTGGGAGCGGGCCATCACCGAGCACCTGGCGCGGGCCACGGTGACCGCCGAGCCGGCGCCCGCCTGGGCGGGCGCCGACACCAACCTGGAGTGCACCTACCATGAGTAACAAGCTGGTCGTTGCCTTCCCCATGTACCGGCACATTCCTGTGAGTTTCTTTTTCAACTGGCTCAAGATGGACAAGGCCCCCTTGGTCGGCAACGTCGCCACCGAAGGGGTCTACCTGCCGGTCGCCATGCAGACCCTGGTCAGCATGGCGTTCCAGCACTGCCCGGAATGGGATCGGCTGGTGTTCTTCGAGCAGGACATGATCGCCCCGGTAAATGCGTTCACCCGGATCGCCGACTACAGTGACGACCTCGACATCGTCGGCTCCCTGTACTTCAAACACGACTGGCCCCACCACGTCATGGCGTGGATGCAGGTCGATAAGCCACGGTTCTCCCCACTGACCCGCGACATCGTCAAGAACATGGTGGAACACCCCGCGCTCTACCCGGTCGACGGGGTCGCGATGGGGTTGACCAGCATCCACCGGCGCGTCTTCGAGAACTGGGATCCCGACATCCCGATGTGGAACCCACTGCCCCCGTTCGTGGGGCACGACCTGCACTTCTGCAACGAGGCGAAGAAGCAGGGATTCTCCATCTGGGTGGACTCTGGCATCGGGTGCGGGCACCTCACCCTCACTCCGATCGGATACCCGCACAGTCAAGAGGCACTCGCCGAGAACGAACCCCTCACCTGGGAGCAGGCCATGCGCAACGGGGAACTCCCCGATGAGGTGCAGGTCATGTGAGTGAACCGATTCCCGGCCTGCAGGGTGTGTTGGGTGCCCTGGTATGGCCCACGTACGTCGGCGTGGCCAGCGACGATCCCGGGCCCGGCCCGGTGCCCGAGCACGAACCCTACGAGGACGTCAACTACAGCCGCGGGCAGATCTGGTGGACAGCCCAACCCGACGGGGAAATCGTGGGCAGCGCGCAGGTGTTCGCCCCCAAGGGCGTCTACACCTGGTTCGTGTTCTGCCACGGGCCGATCCGGCACATGATGATGGGTGCGACCAAGCTCGACCAGCCCATCGTGTTCGACCGGGCCGGACTCATCGACGTGGAACCAATTCAGAACGTGAGTTACCTGCCGCGGTCGGCCGCGCTGCCGCGCCGGCCCACCTGAAAGGGTGAGATGAAGGTTTCCGTCCCGGCCGACATGTGTGCACGGATCTCGGCCCGCGCCGTGCAGCTGGCGAACGAGTCCATGAGAAACTTCGGGTGGTCCGACAAATCGCTGTCGGCGCTGTCCCCACTGCCCGGCGAAGGCCGCGTCGGCATCAAAACCTCCCAGAAATACCTGCTGCATCAAGAGCGCGGTATCAAACCGTTCATCATGTGGTGGGTAGAGGGCCGGGTCATTCCACTTTCCTGTAAGCAAGGCGACGGGCCACATATTCGGCGCGGAAAGGAACCCGGTCAACCCGGCTGGGTGAACATCCCGCATGTCGGGCGGGTGTGGCGTGATCAGAAATGGCGCCACCCCGGGCTACCGGCGCGCGGCTTCATGGAGAAAGCCATCATCCAGGCCGTCGAGGAGCTGCAGCCGCAACTCAAACAGCAGGTGGTCGCCATGCTGCGGCAGGGTGCCATCGAATGACCGACGAACCGTTCCTCACCGTCGGGGAGCACACCGGCGAACCGACCGCCGCCGACGGGTTCTTCGAACCCGGCGACCCCAACCCGGCCTACGACATCACCCAGACACTGCCCAAATCCGAGGGCGGCCTGATCGAGTCGGTGAAACGCGCCGTGGTCACTGCGCTGCGCGACGCCCTATCCGGAATGGACCTGCGCATCGACGGCCAGGCCGTCTACATCGACCTCGAATATCCGCTGCAGGAAAGCCAGTACCCCGGGGTGTGGGTGCAGTTCTCGCCGTCGAGCCTGGGCCGCGCCGGCATCGGCCAGGAACTGATGGTCAAGGAGAACGGCGCCTGGTGCCCGATCCAGGAATGGACCTTCCAGGGCCGGGTGACGTTGGCGATCGTCGCCCTGAGCAGCCTGGCCCGCGACCGGCTCGCCGACGCGATCATCATGAACCTGGCGTTCGCCCGCACCCCCGACGCCTACATCGTCACCCAACCCGGCCAGGACACCCGCCGCTACCGCACCCTGATGAACGCGCTCGACGAGAACCCCTACGTGAAGATGACTCTGCTGCACGACACCATCTACCCGGGCGGCCAGAACGTCACCCCCGGGGTGCCGTGGCAGCCCGACGTGCTCGCCTACGAGGATTCCTACAGCTTCGACCTGCTCGGACAGTTCAACGTCAAGTTCACGCACGAGGGGTACTACGAGCTCGCCCACATCGACCTCGACCGGGAGACACTGCCCGCGATCCCGGCCGGCTCGAGCAGCAACCCGTACCGCCTCCCGAACGACCCGCCCGCCACGAATCCCCGGCCCCTGTGATCCGCGCCGCCCCCAGAAGGGGCAGAGGGCGCGGTGCAGGAGGAAACCATGGCAAGCAGCAGCGTTCAGGCGATCGACTTCTCCAAGTACCTGCCGCCCGGGGTCTACACCCAGGCCATCCAGGGGCCGCTGCTGGTCGTCAACTCCAGCCAACCCACCGCGGTCGGACTGTTCGGGATGACGATCGGATACCGCAAATTCGTCGAGTCGGTACTGATCAACCCCGACACGTCGCTGACCACCCCGGCGGTCAACCGCACCCTGAGCCAGCCGGGCATCAACACCGACACCCTGATCGTGGTCAACCCCAACACCGGGGCGCTCTATGCCGAGGGCACCGACTACACCGTCGTGCAGGTGGGCGGCTCGGTCATCGCCAACACCGCGCTGTACGCGCTCAGCCGGGTCATCGACGGCGGGCACATCGAACCCGGCGACACCGTGCAAACCCAGTACCAGTACACCCCGTCCGACTACTTCAACCCGTACATCTTCTACGACTACGCCGACGTCCAGGCCGCCTACGGGGCACCGTTCAACACCACCACCGGCCAAATCCAGAGCGAACTCACCCTGGCCGCCAAGTTCTGCTTCCTCAACGGGGCCTACCAGGTCGTCTGTGTGGCCGTCAACCCGGCCAACCCGTCCAGCCCCACCGTCCTGGACTACTCCAACGCCCTGGACAAACTCGCCAACCAGGCACAGGTGGCGATCGTGGTGCCCGCCAACGGCTCCATGCAGCCGCTGCAGCAACTCGTCGACGAGCACGTCAACGCCCAGAGCGCCAACCGCTACGAACGCCGCGCCATCCTGGGTCTCGACGGCACCACCACCCCGGTACCGTCCAGCCAGCGCATCATCGACGCCGAGGAACTCGCCGACCAGCGCGTCATGCTGATCAGTCCGGACACCTTCACCTACTACGCCCCCGAACTGAACAACTCCATCCAGCTGGGCGGCCAATTCATGGCCGCCAGCTATGCCGGCATGGTGATGGCCATGAGTTGGGCGCAGCCGCTCACCTACAAACGCCCCACCGGCTGGACCGGTGTCGGCGTCGTCCAGGACGAGGGCGAGAAGAACCTCGAGTCCCAGAACGGATTGGCCGTCGTCGAGGTCACCCGGCGACTGCAGATCCGGATGCGCCACGGTGTCACCACCGACCCCACCGACCTGCTGCACCGGGAATGGTCCATCATCGGTCAGCAGGACGCCATGGTGTACCGGCTGCGGGACTACCTCGATGCCGCCGGTCTCATCGGGCAGCCCATCTACCCATTCACCCTGGTCAACGTCAAATCCACGGTCGAGGCCGCCCTGCAGAGCCTCATCCGCGACGGACTGATCGTCGACTACCAGGGCCTCAAAGTGCGCCAGCTGCTCACCAACCCCGACGTACTGGAGGCCTCGTTCGGGTGGCTGCCCGCGATGCCGCTGAACTACATCGTGTGCACCTTCGCCATCGACCTCACCACCGGCGACACCCGCACCCAGGGCAACACCGGCAACGTCGCCAACATCACCAACGCCGGACAGGTCACCGCCACGACATCCGGCACCATCACCGCGCCGACCAGCAGTTCGGTGAACGATTTCGGTGGTAGCGCGAACACGTTGAGGTCGACGATCTAGGAACCCCACACCGAAAGGGTGTGATCTCCGGCGTCGTCACCGTCACCACCACCCCGACACTCATCTGCCACATGGGAGCCGAGGGTTACGGGGTGCTCGTCCAGAACACCGGCTCGACCGCCGTGGTACTCGGTGGCCCCAAGGTCACCGCCACCGGCGCCACCGGCGGCCCGTCACTGCCCGCCAGTATGACCACCCCCCTCAGTGTCCCCGGTTCGGCCGGATCCAACGAGTCGCTCTACGGCATCGTCGCCACCGGCTCCAGCACCGTCGCCTACCTGCGACCCACATAAGCCCTGCGCCCAAAAGGGGTGAGCGGGGCGGGTCAGGCCCCTCCCCCCGAGCGTAGGGAGGTGAGCGCCAGTGGTCGCATCAGCCACTCGCGTAGGGGGATCCGGATTCACGACGATGCTGTTCCAGGGCATCCGACTGGCCTACCTGCAGGTCATCCAGGACACCCCACCCACCCCCGTAGCCACCGCCCAGGCCGTACAGCCCATCGACGAACCCGTGCCCCTCGAGATCGTCACCGCCATGGCGGTCGGGGTGGGTACGCTGCGCCTGACCTTCTACGAACTGTGGAACGAACCGGTGTGGGCACGGCTGCCCGGCCTCGCCGGCACATCCAATCTTCTGGATGTGCTCAAAGCCCAGGTGAACATGGGCACCGTCACCATGCAAAAGGTCATCCAGTCCCCCACTGGAATCATGCGCGCCGTGGTTTATCACAACGTCGTAATTACCGATATCGATGCCGGTGAAAACATCAATATCGGTACCCTGACACTGCCCAAAACCATTACGGTACAGTATTGCTACACTACTCCAGTCTGAGGGTCTGAGCAGCACAAATAGGTATAATAGAGGTTTGCTAGGACTTCCAAAAGAGACCCACGGGAGTTAGCTATGGGATTCCTGTGCAAGGGGTACCGCAAGCCATAACAGGAGGCGAGTTCCGGCCCCCTAAAGGGGTGAGGCTTCAAGCCCATCTTTGAAGGGGGTGACATGCCCCGTGCTGTTTACGGGTGGCGGCGGCCTCCGCTGCACAACTTCGGTGACGAGCTGAACAACTGGATCCTGGCCCGCCTCGGCGTCGAGTGCACCTGGGCGCCGCCCGCGCAGGCCGACCTGGTACTCGTCGGCTCGGTCCTCGAACACCTCCCGCCGGGCTGGACGGGCACCGTGTGCGGAGCCGGCAAACTGCGGGAGAACTCCGAGGTCGACCTGTCGGCGGCCAACGTGATCGCACTGCGCGGGCGGCTGTCGGCCGCCCGCGTGCGCGGTGTCCCCACCTCGGTGGTACTCGGGGATCCCGGCCTACTCGCTTCCAAGTGGGTGCCGCAGACCGTGGCCAAATACGACCTCGGCGTGATCCCACACTGGAGCGACCAGAAACTCGCGCAACGCTTCCCCTACGGCCACATCATCGACGTGCGCCGACCCCCGGGGGAGGTGATCACCGAGATCGCCAGCTGTAAACGAGTCGTGTCCTCCAGCCTGCACGGCCTCGTCGTCGCGGACTCCTTCGGCATCCCACGCCGCGCCGAACTGTTCCCCAGTGCGGACAAGGAGGGCGGCGACTTCAAGTACCGCGACTACGCCTCGATCTACGACACCGACCCCAGCTTCGGGGAGTTCTGGCGTGCCCCCTACGCGCGCGTCGAGGAGGTCCGCGAACAACTGCGCGCCGCGCTGGCCACCGCGACCGGCACGACACCACCACGCGCCACCATCGAACCCCCAACGATCCTGCCGCCCCGCAAGAAGGGCCGGCGCCCGCAACTGTCGGTGCTCGTACCCTACCGGCACGACAAGGAGGACACCGAGCACCGCGAACGAGTATGGGCATGGCTGTCGCAGCACTGGCAGCAGCAACTACCCCATGCGGAGATCATCGTCGGCCACGACGGCTCCTGGCCCTACAGCAAGTGCCGATCAGTGAACTGGGCCGCTGAACGCGCCCGGGGGAGGATCCTGCTCATCCTCGACGCCGACGCCTACCTCGATGCCCATGTCATCCAGCAATGCGCGGACAGCATCGAGGAGGCCCTGGCCGCCGGGCGCAAACTCTGGTACGTCCCCTACCGGCGGCTCTACCGCCTCTCCGAGGAGTACACCATCGACTTACTGACCACCGACCCGGCCCAGCCGTACGCCGTCCCCTCCCCACCCCGGCAGGAGTGGCTGGAACCCGGCGGAACGGCCACCGTGAATTACGGCTACCTGTATGGGGCACTGGCACAGATGATGCCCGCCGAAGCATTCTGGCTGACCGGCGGAATGGACCCCCGCTTTTCGGGATGGGGCGGGGAGGACATCTCGTTCCTCAAATCATTGGACACGCTATACGCTTTGCACGAGGTGACCTCCAACGACATCTGTCATCTGTGGCATCTGCGGCCCGGACGCAACTGGAAGACCCGGCGCTGGATCGGGCAGGGTGCCGGGCGTACCAACTCCCGGCTGGCCCAACGGTATTCAGTGGCATCCGGAGAGGCCGGATTCATGCGTGCGGTCGTCGAGGAACGCGCACAGCCCGTCCCACTGTCCCCCCGATATGCACGGCGAATCTGAAGGGGTGAAGGGAAGGAGCCGCAGATGCGCGTGCAGCGGCAAGCCGAACAATGGTGGGGTGCCCCCGACCAGAATCCCCGCAGCATGACCGGGGCCCCGAGCCCCGAGTTCGATGCCCTGCTGGGCGGTAAACGGATCCACGCCGGACTGCTGAACTGGGCGGCGGCCGACCCGAACGACACCGCCTACCACCGCGAACCCAGCAGGGGCCACGGCGACTGGAACGAATGGCTGCGCGAGTACGAATACGCCCCGGAAGACGACGAGCAGCACGAGCGGGCACTCGAGGACGAGGAATCCGGCTACAACTGGGGACCACCCCCCGAACACGACCCCGGCGAGGAACCCGGCCCGCACCCCGACTTCCACGGCGACGCCCCGCACCCGTTCGGCACCCCGATCTACCTCCCGGGCCGCGGTGACGACGAATTCCACGAGGCGCGCCGGCTCGAGGCCATCGTGGATCCCTGGGCGGGGTGGCCCGGCCAACTGCCCGGCGACCAGATCGTCGACGTGGCGCAGGAGGCCAAGGACAAAGTCCCCAGGAAACTGGCGCCACCCCGGGAGAAAACACCGCCCAGCCAGCAGGTCAGCAACCCGAACATGCTGCCCCCCGAGGAACGCCAGACGGTGGCCTCCCACGAGGTGTGCGGCCACTGCGGCCGACCCGGGCACCACCGGAGCGCACACCGCGAGCAGCGCCCATGATGCCGCAACAGCGCATCATCGTAGCCGACCCCGACCTAGGGGAAGACCCCCCGCTGATCGCCCCGGCGCCGGTCACCGAAACCCGCCGGCGCATTGCGGACAGCGAAACGCAGGACGAGGAAACCCGGGACGACGGCATCACCGAACTCACCGACGAGGAACGGACGCTGTTCAACACCCTGCTCACCGTGGGGCGGCGCAACAAAACGATCTCGGTGATGGGCCACACCGTGGCCATCACCAACCTCACCACCGACGACGACCTGCGGGTCGGGTTGTTCTGCAAGGAATTTCTCGGTGCCCCGCCCGCCGAGCAGCGTGCCTACCAACTGGCGGTGTGCGCGGCCGGGGTGCGCAGCATCGACGGCACCGACCTGGTCACCCCGCTGCGCCAACTCACCGACGACGAGCTCTACGCCGAGAAGGTCGCCGCGCTGCGGCGCTACTACCCGGTGGTCATCACCCAGATCTACGGCGAAATCCTCAAGCTCGACGCCGAATTCTACGAACTGGCCCAGAAACTGGGAAAAGCCGACGGCTAGACGAGGTCAGCGAAGTCCTGGTCCGTCTGGCCCACGAACAGGGCCTCCTGCACCAACGCAGCCTCAACCGATTCCAACGCTGGGCGCTGCTGTACTGGATCTACATGGACCGGCGCATCCAACAGACCGATCGCCGCGAGGAAGTCAAGGACCAGGCCTTCCACCTGTCCCCGGAACGCTGGGCGCAACTCTACGAGGGCGAAATGCGCGCCGCGCTCGGCCTGGAAGGGGCAGAAGGACGCGACCGGCCGGTCACCAACGTCGAATCGCTCGACCAGTGGTACGCGTCAGCGGTGGTCCACGGTGAGAAACACACCGCCAACGGGGGCGCCATGCCGGGCGGCGCGGGGGAGTACTGGCAGGACTGGAGCCCCTGGCAGTAAATCCCCGCTGGAATAGGTGACCCAGCGAGGAGACCGCGTTGACCACCCCCGGAGGCAGCAGCCCCTTCCAACAGGGGGACGACTTCGTCACGTTGCGGCTGTCGATGGACATCCCCGGCGACGCCGTCACCGGGATCCGGACCCTCGTCCAGGAGGTCAACCTGCTGCGGACCTCCACCGAGGCCGCCAGCCGGTCCCAGGACAGCTTCGTGAAAATGCTGGAGGCCCAGGCCGGCGCCGCCGACCGAGCCGCCGCCGCCATACGCAACCTCAGTGCCGCCCAGACGACGGGCCAGCCGCAGCTCAACGCCCCACCCCAGTACGTCAGCCCATTCGCCGGAACCACCGCCGGGATGGGAATGGGCCGCACACCCGCCTCCGCCCCCGAAGCCCAGGAAATGCTCAACGAACTGCGCGAGACCAACCCGCGGGCCTACATCAACAAGATGGCGGCATCCGGATGGGTGCGCAGCGGCGACGTTACCACCCCCACCGAGGAAGGTCTGACCGCGGCGACCCAGCGGATCAGCAACCGCGAACAGGCGCTGCGCGGGCAGCTCGGGGGCCGCGGCATCGCAGAACAGGTACTCAGCGAATACGGGGGTGCCGAAGGGGAGACGGCGCGACGCGCCGTCTCGGGAATGTCGCCGGCGACCCAGCAGGCGGTGGGGCCCGCCGAACAGGCCACCCGCCGGGCTGCGGGACGAGTTCCCGGCGGGGCGGAAGGCGGCGGCGGTGGACTCATCGACGCCCTGGGCTTCGGCGGGGGTCTCGGCGGGGTGATGAAGGCGCTGGGGCCCATCGGGACGGGACTCGGCGCGGCGGCGCTGGGCTACGGCCTGTTCCAGCGCACCGGCGAAGCCATCCAAGGTGCCCGCGCGATGGGGTCGATCCGCGGCGGCGGCGTCGGGGAAGGTCTCGGCTACGAGACGTCGATCCGCGCCATGGCCGCCAACCCGTTCATCACCAACGAACAGGCCCGGCAAATCGTCCAGCAGGGGCTGCGGGAAGGCTACACGGGCCGGGAATTCGACACGATCACCGGGTTCGTCGCGCAGAACCTCAAGGACATGAACATGGACATCTCGTCGTCGTTCGAGCTGCTGCGCAAGAACGTCAACGAGGGCGGCCAGTCGCTGAACGGACTCAACACCAACCTGCGCGACCTGCAGGAACTGTCGAAAGCCGGGGCCACCAGCCTGCCCGACCTCATCAAGGGGTTCGCGGCCACCTCGGCGGCGGGGATCAACGCCGGAATGCCCGGGGCGCAGGCCGCCCAGATGGCGATGGCGGCGGCCAACGTCAACAACGTGCAAGGACTGCAGGGCACCGGCCAGCAGCTCGTCCAATCCATGCTGCAACCACAGAACCTACCCTTCCTGCAATACCAGGGAGGGCTGCAGGTGCCGCCGGGCGTGCTGCCGGGGGCACTGCCGTTCATGGTCGGCGGCACGGACATGGTGCAAGCCTCGTCCAACGTCATCAAAGGCTGGGCGACACAATACTGGACCCAGGCCGGGCGCCCCGCCGAAGGGACGGCGGCCTACTACAACGCGCTGGTGCTGTGGCAGATGCGACTGCGCGCCCAAGGAGTGCCCTGGGCGAACGACGCCGCCCAGGTGAAGGCCTATTTCCACCAGTACACCATCGAGGGCACCGACCCCTTTACCCAGGGCATCCAGGACACCCAAAAGCAGCAGCAAAAACTGGAATACCGGGCCCCCACCTCGCGGGTCAGTGCCGCACAACGCGATTCGGGGCCGACGGTGTGGGACGAACTGAAAAAGATCCCCGGGCTGCTGGGACTGGGATCCTCGCAGGACGAACAGGTCGGCTACCACAACGCGGCGCTCGACCAGGTACTGGCGGCTTACGACGACAAGGGCGGCATCACCGTCCTCGATGAATCCGGCAAACCGATCAAGTTCGACCGCAAGAATCGTGACCAGGTCGAAAAACTCATCAACAACCAGTACACGTGGCGCCCTGCCACCCAGAAGGACGGCCGCGGCTACACACTGGCCGAAGGACCAACGGCCCCGAGCAGCGCAGCGGGCGGCACCACCAACGTGTCCGGGCAGGTCACCATCGGGCTCACACCGGAAGCACGCAAACTGCTGAGCACCCCGCAGACGATCCAGCTCACTCCGCACGAACAGGCCGCCAACGCGGGCGCCACCGACGGCAACGGCAACGTGATGGCCCCCAACAACCCGCCGCCCGGCTACGGGGGACCGCGACGATGACCGCCGGCATCCAGGGCTACTCCACGGCCGTCCCCGCGACCCCACGGTCGGCGGGCGCCAGCCAGGCCAACCAGCTCTCCCCCAACAGCCACCGCGGCCTGGCCAGCCTGTCCTACGGGGGCAACACCCTGGTGTTCCGCACGAATCCCAACTCGGTGTGGTGGTCCTACACGCTGCTGACCAACGTCGAACAAACCTACGGAGGCCGGGTGGTGCAGATCCTGGGCACCCGCATCGACGACCTGGTCATCAAGGTCGACTGCGGGCGCGGACGCTGGCCGTACTACCAGCAGGTGGTGGAGTTCATGAAGGACTTCATGATCGCGCAGCGCAACGGCAAACCCGGCAACTTCACCTACACCACCCGCAACTGGCGAATGGCCGTGTTCGCCCAGTCCGTGCCGTTCGCCGACGGATTCAACAGCACCGTCCGGGAAATCGCCCTGACATTCAAAGTGCAGGAAGACGTGTCTGGGACGATGAGCGCGCTGTCCATCGCCAACGAACTCGCCACCCTGGCCCGCGACGTGGGCACCGCCGCCACCACCTACCGCAAGAGCCTGCCCGGCGACGGCGCTGCCCACCAGTCGCCCACTTGGATGTCACCGACCGACGTCCCCGCCAACATCACCAACATGGTGTCCTCCATCCCCGGACTGGACAACATCATCAGCGGCGGCGCCGGGGTCATCAGCCCCACCGGGCTGGGCAGCCTGCTGAACTCCTCCGGACTCGGAGGACTCGGCACCGCCCTCAACACCATCCCAGTGATCGGCGGCTTCATCTGAACCCAGGAAAAGGGTGAGGAGGCCAGCGATGACCGATTTCGTAAGCAACGGACCCATCTCCATGCCGATCAAACTGCGCGGCGTCACCCCCGAGGTCGACATGAACGGGTTGTGCTTCTCCTACCAGTGGGGACTGGTGTACAACCCACCCGAAACGGTGGTGCCACTGCAGCTGCCGTCCTCACCCGGACCGTCACCGCAGGCACCATGAGTAAATTACGGGTGACCAGCCGGGAGCTGGGCACCACCTACGCGCTGAACTGCACCGCGTTCACCGCCCCCATCGCGGCGAGCATCACCAGCGTGCAGACCCGCACACTGACACAGCACTTCCCAGTCAAGGTCAACCAGCCCGAAGCCGAATTCGACATCGTCTTCGCCAACGAAAACGACTTCGAGCACTTCCAGCAATTCGCCCGGGCCAACCAGATCGCCGCCCAATCCGCCGACAGCACCTCGGTGGGTGTGGTGTTGTACTGGCCGGAACGCAACATCATGAACTGGACCGGCACCATCAAAACGTTCCGGGCCGGCGGGCAGCGGGCCAACGTCGCGCCCCGCGCCAAACTCGAGATCAGCCTGCTGTCCTCGATGGTCGCCACCACCACCAACATCGCCTCCATCGCCAGCAACTGGATGACGATCTTCGGGCTGGGCATGCCCGACGGGGTGCTCAGCGCACCCCTGGGGATACTCGACGGCCTGCTCAACCTGTTCGGCAACGGCGCCTCGCTGCCGGCGACACCACTTCCCCCGGGTGCACCACTGATCGGACCGGCAGGGGCAGGCCTCGTGCCGATCGGGGTGCCCCAGCCGCAGGGATCCATCTTCGGGCCCGGAGGATAGCGGTGACGATCTTCGGACCAGGAGCAGGGGGGCTGGGAACCACCCCCAATCCGCAAGGCGGGCCGCTCATCGGCCCTGGTGCGGGAGGCCCCACCATCAGGTCGGCCAACCCGAGCAGCACCGGGATGACCACCCCCAACTTCGGCATCAACGCGCTCACCCCGCCGCAGAACATGCAGACACTGGTGTACGCGCCGGCCGTGCGCATCCTCATCGCGCACGGCAGCGCCCAGTACGACGTCTCCAAGGACGTGGTCCGTGGCCAGGTCATCCGCAAGGAGAACAGCGCCTCGACGCTGTTCTTCATGCTGGCCAACAAGGATCTGCGCTACAACGGGATGTTCGAGCGCATGGACCGGGTCACCGTGTTCCTCAAACGGATCACCTGGCAACAGGTGTTCTCCGGCTACCTCGACAACGTGCCCTACCAGCACCTCTACCAGGGCATGGCGCAGTTCAAGGCGACCTGCACACTCAAGCGGCTGATGTTCACCCAGTGGAACCCGTCACTGCCACAAAGCCAGGCCATCTTCAACCAGTTCACCCCCGGCACCCTGGTCGCCGGAGACGGGCAAACCCCCTTCGACAGTGGGCTGGGATCGCTGCTGCAGGCGCTCCTCATGAAGGTGGGTGGGTGGAACCGAAGCGATGTCCACATCCAGAACTTCCCGATCACCTTCCTGACGTTCCTGCAGTCACAGGTGGAATCGCAGAGCAGCGCCAATCAGGCCCAGGTGAACGCATTCAAGAACCTGATGGGGGTGGGCAACACCTCCGGGCCGCCCCAGCAGTACGCGGGCTATTCGAGTGCGGCCGGGGATCCCGGGCCGCCCGGCATCGGGTCACCGTTCTACGTGCAGCAGATCGTCGCGGCCTGCGACGAACGGGGTCTGGGCCCCACCACCGTCGACCTCACCCTGTCCTCGAACCTGGCGCAGGGCGGCACCGAGGGCCTGGCCTCCCGTGACGCCGCCACCCGGCAGATGGCCCAAAACGCGCAGCAAACGCAGGTCAACTACAACACGTTCGTCCAGCACAACGATGCCGCCATCATCGGGGTGGCCACCGCCGCGGTGGAAACCGGCGGCGGTGTCACCATCCGCAACCTCTACAACCCCGCCGTCCCCGACTCGGCCAACTTCCTGCCCAACGACGGCCCCGGCTTCGACGGCACCAGCTGCGGCATCTTCCAGCAAATCAACGGCGCCAACTGGGGGACGGTAAGCCAGAGGATGAACCCCAAACAGGCGGCGGGCATGTTCTTCGACCGGCTCGCCACGGTCGACTGGCGCAACTCCGATCCGGGGATGGCGGCCTGGACGGTCCAGCGGGCCAGCGACCCCACCGGCTACGCCGCCAAAGTCGATGCCGCCATCCCGTGGGCCACCCAGCAGGTTCAGGCGATCCGCGCCCCGCAGAACGCCGCCGCCTCCACGGTCGCCGCCAACCCGGTGTCCTCCGCGGTGTCCAGCGTGGCCGGTGCGGCGGGACTGCCCAGCAGCGTGATCGGACCCGCCGCCAACTCACCGGTGTCGGTGAACCCCGGCTCACTGAGCCCCGGCGGCCTGGGCGTGCCCAGCATCGGCGGCAGCGCTGCGGCGACGATCTCCACCGGCGGCGCCGACCTGGGCGTCAAACCCAACCCGGACTCCGAGGGCGCGGTACAGACCGCGATGGCCCAGATCGGCAAACCCTATGTGTGGGGGGCCACCGGCCCCAACAGCTTTGACTGTAGTGGACTGATGGTGTACGCCTACCGGTCCATCGGGATCGCCCTGCCACGCACCACTCAGGCGATGGCCAGCAGCCTGCCGCTGGTGCCGCCGTCGAACATCCGCCGCGGGGACTTGATCGTCAGCCCCGCCCGCGACCACGTGGTGATGTGGCTCGGCGGGGGACAGATCATCGAATCGGGTGGGCAGGCTGGGGCCGGGGTGCACGTGAACACGCTGTACTGGGATCTCAACGCGTGCGCGATCTGCCAGGTCGCCCAGAACGGTGGCCCCAACCCCGCTTCCCCGCGGACCGACCCGATGCTGGCCGGGCCGGGTCTGCCGCCCGGCTCGGGCGCCACCGGGGTGGGCGGCACCAACAACGAACCGATCGCCACCAACCTGTTCTACTACGAGTTCGTGCCGGGATCCTTCGCCGACGAGATCGCGCCGCTGCTGGCCGCCGAGCCGTTCAAGGAATACATCGACTGCCAACCACTGATGAGCATGGTCAACCGGGTCTGCCGCGGTTCGCTGCGCAACTTCGCGTCCGGTCCCGACGGCTCGTTCATCGCGTACTACCCGGACTACTTCGGCATCGACGGCAAACCCGCCGTGGTTTCCCTGGAGGACATCGAACTCAAGGACGTCCACCTCGATCTGTCCGACGACCAGCTCACCACCCACGTCTACGTCAACGGCTACCCGGCGCCGGTGGTGTCGAACTGGGATCCGCTGCTGGGCTGGCTGGACACCGCAGGGGTGGCCACCATCGAACAGACCTGGCTGTTCGAGCGGCTCACCAAGATCCTGCCCACCCTCGACATCGGGCAGATGACCGCGGCGCAGATCGAGGCTCGATTCGGGGTGCGGCCCTTCACCGACACCTCCATGCTCGCCGGCAGTCACGAACTCGAGTTCCTGTTGGCCTGCCAGATCTTCATGGAGAAATGGGCACAACAATTCCAGACTGCCGTCCAATTCACATTCTTGCCGGAATTGTTCCCCGGTATGCGGGTGGTGTTGAAAAATCACAACCTGCAGGTATACGTCAGCGAGGTGACGCATACCTTCGATTACGAGCACGGCTTCACCACCGACGCGGTGATCATGGCGCCCTCGGTGCCCGGTGCGCTGAACAGGATGGCCAACACCGGTACCGGGCTGCTCAATCCCGACCAGACCAACATCATGGCCGGGCTGGGTGGCTTCGACAACGCGGGCACCTCCAGCACCGTCACGATGGGCGGGCAGTGACATGAGCATGCCCACCCCCCAAACCGCGCGGGTGGTGCAGATCACCGCAGTAGACCTGGCCAACCGCAAGGCCGACGGCATGACCCGCACCCATGTCACGGTGCCGATCGACCTGTCCTACCACATCGGGGCCAGCGTCATCACCCCGGCGGTGGGCGAAAGCTGGATGATCGAGCGCGCCGACATGGGCTTCTACCGGCTGGACCGCAAACTGCAGACCAACGCCCCCGAACTACTCACCGACGCCGTGCAGGGCCAGGTGCACGTCGGCTCCTCCGGCCCGCTGGAACTCAACGGCACACAGGTCAACGCCAACGCCCCGCTGCGGCTGCCCGCCGACCTGCCCAATCCCGCCACCGTCGATGCCGGGGCGCTGGCGTACGACGGCGACCCCGTCGTCAGCGACGGGGTCGCCTGGCGCGGTGTCATCACCACCACGGGCCGGCTGCGCATCTGGCGGGGCAGCGCAGCGCAATACACGGCCATCGACCCCAAGGATCCCGACACCCTCTACATCGTGACCTGAGAAAGGGCATGGGCGCCTACGACGGGGCCGTCCCGATCACTGCGGCCTACCTGGGCGAAACCGTCGTGTTCGCGATCTACCTGGGCGACATCCAGGTGTGGCCCTCGGGTTCGGCAGTGGCCGGGACGTGTACGGGCGAGGGAACCCTGACGGCGAGTGCGTACATGAGCCTGATACGGATCACCCCTGTCCTGCGTGGCCGGGGAACGATCATGGCAACGACACGCGCCGTCCGGTTCGTATCCGCGGCCCTGGGTGGCCGGTGTGTGCTGGGGGCCGGTGCGAACAGCACCACCATCGGTACGGGCCGACTCACCGCCACCGCCGTGGCGACACAGTTCCGGTTGCCGGGAGCGGCGAGTGGACACGGAACCCTCACCCCCGCCAGCTACGCACGGTTCTCCGTGACCGCGTCCAGGGCAGGGGCCGGACGACTCACCGTCGCGGCATTCGCCAAGTTCACCCGGGCCGCGTCACTGACCGGTACCGGCAGAGTGACCGTAATACGCAGCGAGATCAACACCTCCCGCACCAATGTCACCGTGCCCGCCGGGGCGACGCTGTGGCGGTTCGTCGCCATCGGCGGTGGCGGGGGCGGTGGAGCAGGTGGCGCGGCAGCCTTCAACGCCGAAGCGGGCGGTGCCGGCGGGGGTGGTGGCGCCTATCTCGACACCGGATGGGAGAGCGTGAGCCTGCTCGGCTCGACGTACTCGGTAACCGTCGGGACTGCGGGGACGGCCACCACCAACGGCGGCAACAGCTCATTCACCTCGGGCACCATCGTGGCCACGGCCGGTGGCGGCGGCCACGGCACCGCCGGAACGAACACCGCCACCCGACCGGCCGGTGGTGCCGGAGGCACCACCACGGCAACCGGATTCACCGCCGACACGGCCACCAACGGCAGGGCCGGTGGGGCCGGTGGCAACAACACCAACGGCACCAACGGCAGCGGGGTGGCGGGCTTCGACAGCCTCGGCCTGGAGGGCCCCGGCGGTGGTGGTGGGGGCGGTCGCGACTCCAGCGGTGCCCACAACTTGAACACCAGTGGCGCGGGCGGCGACTCGGCCACCGCCACTGGTGGAGCACAGCAAACCGGCGGCAGTGGTAACGGTGCCGCCGGTGGCGCGGCGGCGCTGGGAAACGCCGGCGGCGGCGGCTCCGGGGCGGCCGGTCAACCCGGCGGCGGCAATGCGGGCGCCCCCGGAGGTGACGGGGCCACCGCCGGGGCCGGGGGCGGTGGCGGCGCCGGAGGCGACTCCAATGGCCAGGGCAGCAACGGCGGAGCCGGGTACACGCTGCTGCAGTGGCAGTAAAGGGTGACACGCACAACACGAAACGGTGGTGCACGTGACCTTCTCACTCGCCGTGCAGAACGGGGATCTCAGCCTGCTGGGTTCGCAGTTGGCGATCGTCTCCGGCACACCCAAATTGGCCCAGGATCTACAGCTGTGGATTTTGGAGAGCTACGGCGGGGACCGCTTCCACCCCGCCATGGGAAGCACCCTGGAAGCCTACATCGGCTCCGTCATCAACCCGGCCACCTCCGTCACCATGCAGAACGAGGTGCTGCGGGTGCTGGCGAACTACCAGCGGGTGCAACAGCTGGGCTTCACCGCGAACCCGCAGCTCTACAGCCTCGCCGAACTGCTGTACTCGATCAACGACGTCAGCGCCACCATCAGCTACGACACGGTGACTGCGGCGGTGTCGGTGACCAGCGCCGCCGGCCAGCAGGCCACCGTGACCGCCAGCCAGAGCACCGCCTGAACCCCTCGCCCCTAAAAAGGCGAGGAGTCCCATAGGGACTCCTCCCACAGAGGGAGGTGAGTAGGTCGAGCAAGACCCCGGCAGAAATCTCCTCCCAGATCATCGCCACCCTGGCCACCACCTGTCCAGGGCTGTCCTGCGAATTGGGCACCCCCGAACGAAAAATCATCGATGCCTGTGCAGAGGCAATCAGTGCGGCCTACGTCGACCAATACCTGGTGGGATCGCTACTGGATATCGAGAACAAGTCCGGATTGGAGCTGGAACAATTCGTCGGGATATTCGGGTACGGAAGATTGGCGGGAAAGGCCGCCAAAGGTGTCGTGCGAATGACGCTGTCCACCACCTCGGCGAGCGACCAGAACGTGTCCCTGGGCACCCAGTTCTACACCAACACCGCCGTCCCCGGCGCCAGCGCCGCCCTGTACTTCGCCTCCACCCAGGCGGTGGTGCTGACCGCCGGATCCTATTCGATCGACATCCCCGTGCAGTGCACCACAGTGGGCACCGTCGGCAATGTGCCGCCGGGCTCCATCACCTCGCTGGGCTCCACCCTGGCGACGGCCACCGTCACCAACCTCGCCGCCATGAGCGGAGGGGTCGACGTGGAAACCGACGCCGAACTGCGGATGCGCTTCAAGGCCACCCTGCTGCGCAACATCGCCGGGACCAGTGACTGGTACCGGGCGATTGCGCTGCAGAACAACACCGTCAGCCGGGTCACCGTGTTCGGGCCCACCACGCTGTACACCACCCAGATCGAAGTACCCGCCACCACCCTGACGCTGCCGGTCACCCAGGACGTGAAATACGCGTGGGGCGGGATGAGCAGCTGCTTCACCGACCTGGGACAGGAAAGCGAGGTGTTCTACTCCGACATCGACGACTACAACCTGTCCGCCGGGGTGTCCCCGGTGTTCACCACCATCTCCACCGGTGCGCTGGCCAACATGGTCGGCCAGGTCGTCGACCTCGAATTTTCCTACACCACCCGCAGCTCCCGCAACGACCCGCCCAACGGCATCACCAACAAGGTCGACGTGTTCACCGACGGTGTCACCCCGGTCACCGTCACCGAACAAACCGTGGTGACCTCCACGGCGCTGTCGGCCTCCTCGGCGTCGCCCTACTACACCGGCAAGTTTCGCCGGGTCGGGTCGGCGGGCACCCCCTCGGCCACCAACCGGTTCATGCGGCTGGGTTCGGTGCCGATAGTCAGCTTCCCGGCCACCATCACCAGCGGCGTCACCGTCTACGCCCAGGGCACACACTATTTCCTGCTCGCCGACACCACCCTGCTCGCCGGTGGCCCAGCGGAAACCTCCGGCATCGAATGGACGGGCGCCGGCCCGGCCAACGGCACCGAACTGACCCTGACCTACACCTACAACCAGGTGCCGGAACTGCTGCAGGCGATCGTCGACACCTCCAAACAGGTCTGCACCGACGTGATGGTCCACCAGGCGGCCTGGTCGTACCTGGTGGTCTGCCTGTGCGTCGAATACGACCGCTCCTACTCGGTGGCGATCACCAACTCGGCGATCCGCACCCAGCTGCAAACCTACTTCCAAGGCCTGGGGTTCGGACCCCAGCTCAAGGTCGCCGGGATCTGTCTGGCGGTGCAGCAGGTGCTCGGCGTGCTCGACGTGCGGCTGACCACCTCGGCCGACGACTCCACCGACTACGGCATCGAAGTGTTCGCCAACCCCACAGACCCGTCCCCGCAAACCATCGAAACCGACGACTTCAAGGTCTCCGACAATGCGCTGGCCGTGTTCCAGGACGTCATCATCACCCGCAAGGCAGCACCCTGATGCGCAGGATCCTGACGGCCCGCGAACGAGTGGCCGCGTGGCATCCAACATTGGAAAGCGTCAATCCGACGGGTGGCCTATTCGTCGACTACGACCCATCCTCGCGGACGGGCCCGATCAGTCCGCACCTACTCACGCTGGACAAACTGCGTGGCGTCCAGGCCGACGAGCCGGTCGTCATTTATCGGGGCGCACCGTGGGGTCAGAAGGGGATCGTTCCGGGCGATTTCGTCACCACGAACAAACAGCTCGCGAAGGACTACGCCGGAACGGGCAGGGTGCTGCAACGGAGTGTGCCCCACAGCCATGTCGTCGCCGATCCCGATGACTGGGAGGGTGATGAGTACATTTACCGTCCCGCGGCGGCAGGGGGGATAAGTCGTGGCTGATCAAAGCCCCTTCCCGCTCATCCCGCCGATGTCGACGACGCAGCGCCTCGCGCACTGCGACCCCTCGGTGTACACCGGCACGGCGGGCACCATCCTCTACAAGATCGTGGACGCCTTGTGCGGCACCACCGGGGCCGGCGCGCTGATCAACGAGATCCTGTTGGCGCGGATGGCCGGGGCGATGGAGACACTGTACTTCCACGACCTCGACTACATCTTCGGGCAGATCGGCTTCCTGTCACGCAGTCCCGCCGAGTCCTACCCCTACAACCCGACCGTCGACCTGCTCACCAGCGATCAGTGGGACGAAGTCCGCGTCAAGGACGCCTGGTACCGCGACCGGGTCAAGCAGTACTTCATCGCCTGCTCGCAGGGCGGCACCCCCACCGGGATCCGCACCTGCGTCAACGCCGCCATCGCGGTGGACTGCGACCTGTTCGAGATATGGCGCTACACCGACAACTGGGGCCTCGGCGCGAACCTGGGGCGCGCGCCGGTCAGCGCGCGTAACGAAATCGTCGTCAAACCACACAAGGAAACCCTCGAGCCCATCGAGATGCGGCTGCTGCGCGACATGCTCGACCGGATGAGCCCGATCGACGCCATCATCACCGTGGACACGCAGGGGCTGGCGGTACAGACACCGGTCCCGGTAGCCACCGCGACAGCGGACTCCACCTACTTCCAGGTGGAACGACTGGTCACCGCCACCCCGGTGCTCTCCCAGATGCCGCCGCCGCAGCTATTGCCGATCGACCTACTGCCCAGTGAGCAATGGCTGTTCCGCGCGCAGACCACACCACAGGTGGCGCCCACGGCGGCGTTCAACGCTACCCAGGAGTACAGCCAGTACTACCTGTATGGGGATCCGCGCTCGCAGATCGATGCCGTGACCTACGGCACCCTGCAACCAGACGGCACGGTGAAGACCGAACAGAACTATTCGGTGTACCAGACCTTCGAGCAGTACACCGAATGGAAAACCTACGAGCTGTGCGACTGCCCCGGCAATTTCCCCGGCGGCAAGTACGGCATTCATCCGGCCCAGGCGCCGGCCCTGAACCCCGACGGCACCCCCTACCACTTCGCGTGGGATTCCCAGCTCGAGTGGATCACCCACGAGATCGAACGGATCCTCGGCATCGGCGGCATCGCCGATGCCTTCCACTACAAATTGCCGGTGAGCGCCCCCAGCCAGGTGATGTTCACCTTCTACCCCGACTACGCGGTAGCCACCACCGCGCCGGCCCGGGACTCCACCGTCAGCACCTCGCTCACCCGGCGTCGGCAACGCCCCAACACGTTCAACCTGAGGGATCCGCACATATTCGTAAGGTGAGCTAAGCAGAGGGCGGCGGCGGAAAGGGTGTGACCTCGCCGTTCACCGCCGTTGGCTCCACCCGGACGAACGCCGTCACGGGAATGTACTACGACTTCTCCATCCCGCTGGGCCTGGCCAACCTCATCGAAGAAGTCATCGTCGCGCACCCCGGCGCCCCCAACCAGCCGATCGTGTCCGGCGGCAGCGCCACTAACCGGCAGTGGTTCTCCCAGCCGCGGCCCGGCAACGACGGCACCACCGAGGTGCTCACCGCGATCTTCAAGCAGCCGTTGTCGCTGTCGCAGCTGAGCTTCATGGCGTTGCGGGTGTCCTGCCGCATCGAAGCGTGGTATCAGGATCCGCAGAACAACTGGTGCCAGATGCTCAACACCGCGCGCATGCCGGTCAGCGTCACCCTGTCCACGTCCACGCAAGGGAGCTGGTATACCTACCGGAGCCAGATCTACCCGATCATCGCCAAGGGTGTACAACTACGGTTCACCCGGATCTACGACCCCACCGTGGGCACCGCACCGTACGTGGTCGGGGTGCAGAACCTGCTGCTGCGCCGCGACGTCTACGACCGGGCCAACGGCAAGATGCCGCTGGTCGACACCCAGGACACCCTCGGCAACGTCATCAGCGCCTACATCAAGGACTGGAACGCCGCCAAGGCCATCGATGACAACCCCAACACGTTCTGGCGCAGCGCCCCGCAGCCCGATCCGGCCGCCGTGGTCAACCTCTACCTCGACCTGCGCACCATGGACGGCGACCCGCAACTGGTGGACGCCTTCTATCTCGACCCGGTCTACGTCAACCAGACGTTGAACCTCTACTACAGCAACGACGACACCGTCGGGTCACTCAAATTGTCCCCGCAATCGTTGGCCCCGGACTTCGAGGACGACACCCGCTGGACGTCGGGCGTCGGGCTGATCGACACCAGTGATTTCGGTGGCACCTGCAGCTACCAGTTCCCGCTGGCGCTGGGGCCCATGGTGAGCCAGAACCTGTGGATCGGCATCGAATGGACGCCGGATTTCGCTGCAGTCGCCACCAACGCCGTACAGACCGTCGCAGTGTCCCCTGCCAACGCCACCGGCACCTTCACCCTCACCTACGCCAGTGAGGTCACCGACCCCATCGCCCGTCTGGCCACCGCCGCCCAGGTACAGAGCGCGCTCGAGGCGCTGCCCGCCATCGGGGCCGGAAACGTACGCGTACAGGGCGGCGCCGGTGGCACCTGGGTGGTGACCTTCCAGAACAGCCTGGGTGGGCTGGAGTTGGCCACCATGGGGGCAGCCGCGTCGCTGTCGTCGGGCGGCACCGTGACCGTGGACACCGTCAGCGCCGGTGGCCAGGGTGGTGCACCCCCGCAGAACCCCGTCCTGTTCGGCGTCACCCCCGGCGTGGACGCCGTGCAGAGCGTCACCATCGTCGGTGACGCCACCGGCGGCACCTTCGCACTGGACTTCGAGGGCGAGATCACCGCTGCCCTGGCCCACGACGCCTCCAGCGCCGACATGGTCGCCGCGCTGGAGGCCCTCCCCGGTATCGGGGTGGGTGACGTCCTGGTCGTCGGTGACGACGGCGGGCCGTGGACGGTAACCTTCCGCGGCGCACTCGGCCAGCAGCCGATCCCGGTGATGTCGGGAATCAGCGCACTGACCGGCACCGATCCGGCTCCCACCGTCAAGGTCGGAATCGTCACCACCGGCACCGCACACCCGCCGTCCGAGGACCAGTACTGGCCGAAGATCTTCTACGACGCCGGGGCGGGCGAAATCACCCTGGAACTCACCAATGGGACTGCGACGCAAACCTATTCGGTACCGCTGTCGCCGCCGTTCCAGCAGTACCGGACGCTGCGCATCGTGGTCGGCTGGAGTTACGCCGCCTCCGGCGTGATCGACGAGGACACCGTGACCATGTCAGTGACCACCCGCGACGGCACCGTCGTGGGGTCGCTGACGGCGACCCCCGACGACCTGCCGGCACTGATCACCCTCGATGGGGAGGCAGGGTTCACCGACTTCCGTGGCACCTTCAGTGCCCACATCATCAAGATGGAGGACGTCGCGGCGGGGCAAACGGCCTTTCAGGCCAACCCGACCGTGTACACGTTCCCCGCGCCGGTGATCCCGAACCCGGACGGCACCATCCCCTCCACCACGCTGGACAACGCGATCTACGCCTCCGCGTGGACACTGCAGCAGTACGGCACCGGGGGCACCCACGAATCGATCTACGAGACCAAGACCTGGACGCCGGTATGGGTGAACTACGTCACCCAGAAGGGCCGGTTGTTCTTGCCGCAAGCCATCCGCATGAAATACCTCAAATGCGAATTCTCGAACCTGACCGAGGAACCCTACCCGGTGTACGACACCGGCATCACGACGTCCTACCTCGTGTTCCCGATGACGGTGACCGCGCAGGCCACCCTGCAGGCCAGGGCCAACCCCGGCCTGCTCGGCATCGTGTCGGGACTGTTGAACGTGGGGGCGGGGGTGCTGCAGGGCATCGGCAGCGGCAGCGTCAACTGGCTCAACCCGTCCACCGTGCAGCGGGCACTGTCCACCGCATTCACCCCGGTTACCCAAACCGTCACGGTGACCGCCGGGCAGGGATTCGTAACCGGATCGCTGCCGGGCACGGCACAAACCTCGATCACCACCTCCACCCGCACCGAGGCCGGCTCGCCGTGGGTGTACCGGCGACCCATGATGGACGCGGGCACACTGGCCAACCACGCGATCAACGAGATCAACCGGACGACGGTCGTGCAGAACGTATCCTCGGTACTTGACCCGGTCAGTGGGGCGCTGAGCGCCTCGTTCCCCACCGGACCGCTGGGCACCGCCACCGCGATCCCGCCGTCACTGCCGATCCAGGGTCAGGATTGGTGGGTGTTCCCCGGTGGCACCCTGAAAATGGCGGCCGCGGTGATGAACGGCATCACCGCCGCCACCCAGGTGGTGACCGCCCGCAAGCGCACACTCGAAACCCGGTACCGGTTCACCACCACCAGCATCCACCGCTACGACACCCGCACCGTGACAGTGGACGCAGGCCTGGCCTACTTCGCCGGGGTGCGCGAAATCCAGGCACTGGCCACCACCTACATCGCCAACCAGGACCCCGTCAGCTTCATCTTCAGCAGCTACGACCCCTCGCAGTGGGTGTTCGACAACATCCGGACACTCGACACCGGCCCGATCTCCACGGCCGGCAAAATCTTCTCGATGGACAACGCCGACTTCGATCTCGGGCTGGGGGACTGGACAGTAGCATCCGGGGACTGGAGCTGGGACGGCTCACAGTTCAGTGGTTACATGTACCCCGGCGCCGCGAAGGCCACCGCCAACGGGACGCAGGCCGTCCTGGTCTCCCCGCACATCGTCGCAGTCGGAGCCAGCCAGGATCTAACCCCTGGTGACGTAATCGACTTCACCGCAGCGGTGCGCTGGGAAGACCTGGTCGTCGACACCGGCCAGCAGGCCCTGCAGATGGCAGTCGTCGAACTGTCCGGGGACACCGTGGTGCGCACCACCGTGATCTCGGACAGTTCGATGGCACCCCCGATGCTGATACGCGCCGGGATCCCCATGACCATGAACGAGGTGACCGCAGCCCTCGGCGGCCGAGGCGTCCTCACCGCCACCGCCGTCATCACCCAATATCGGCTACCCGCCACGGTCGGCGGCCACGGACAGCTGACCACCATCAGATCGTGGCGCGCCGGATCGGGCGCGTGGAACGTACCCATTTACACGGCTGGCCACGGCGCATTGAGCGCCGTGGCCAAACCGCAATTCGGGGTCGCCGATGCAGCGGCCGGACGGGGCAGACTGACGGTGAGCGCAGTCGCCAAGCAGTTCAAGATGGGCACCACCCTGTCGGGAAAGGGCGCGCTGACGACCGGCGGAACCCCCACATCCAGCTCCAGCAGCCAGAACGACTACGTCACCATGTCGGGCACCTGGACGGTGCCCGACGGGGTGGACGGCGCCCAGGTGGCGTTCATCGTCAGCAGTCACGCCACCTCGGGTACGGCATGGTTCGACTTCCTGAGGATGAATTCCGGGGACACCGTGGACGCCACCATCTACAAGGACTTCATCACCACGTCCACCTTCACCAAGGTCACCGCGGCGCTATCCGATTCGGGCAGCGTGCGCTCCGACTCGATGTGGGCGCAGCTCGACCCGGCCGACACCAACATCTCCTCGAGCGCCCTGGCCTACTACACCACCACCATTCCCGACTCCATTCCCAGCGGAACATGGGGCGACACCTTCGCCACGTGGGGCGATGCCGCCACCGCCTGGGGTGAGCGACGCCAGCTGGTCGCCATCGACGTCGACCCCAACCGCACCTACCAGGGTCAGCGGGTACTGCACTTCCGGCGGGCGGTCGGCGGTGAGGAAGCCGGTGTCAAGGTTCGGCAGTGGACGAACTTCATCTCCAACGGGCTGGCGCGCATCAATGCGACCTGGCTCAAACCTCTCGCCAATGACAACCAGATCACCCTGCGGCTGCGTCGCATGTTCGACGGAGTGTACATCTACGAACAGAGTCTCGCGCCGGCCGTCGGTTACTGGCAGCAGGCCAGCAGCAACTGGTTCGAGATCCCCGACTCGTCCAACCAGGTTTACACCGTGGAGCTGGTGCTCTCGGGCGACGACGTCGACGAGCTGTATCTCTCCGACCTATGGTGCGAGGTGGCCCACGTGCGCTACTTCATCCAACTCGGTGGCGCCAGCGCGTTCCTGCACGACGTCACCCCCCTGGCCTACTCGTCGCAGGCCGCCGCCATCGTGTCCACCACGGCCCCGGTCAACGAGATGGTCGTCCAGGCCAGGATCCTGTCGCCCAAGGTCTGGGTGTACTCGTGCCAGCTCACTCCGTCGTATCTGAGGTGAGACGGTCGACGTAATCGTCGATCCAGGCCAGCCCGGTTCGGTCGAGAACCTCCTGCGCCCGGGTGACCGCGACATAACCCACCATCGTCTCGGCCGAGGACAGGTGGCCATCGTCATCAGGGCCAAAGAAATCGTCACCCACACACACAGTGGGCCACTGACGCCCTTTCGCGCGATGAACCGTCGACACCACCGTGGTGGCGTGGAACTCATCGGTCAGGGCCTTGGTGGCGCGGATGATCGCGTCGGGGCCGTGCGTTTCGATCAGGTTGACGAACGCCCGCAGGTCATCGCCGGAGCCGTCGGTACCGACATAGTCGCGGACGTCCTCCCAGCTGCGGAAGGTGTACAGCTCCGGATGACCGGTACGCTGCCCGGCCATCAACGTCTTCGCGGCCTCGGCCAGCTGGCACAAGGCAGTTCCGCCGCCCACCATGGCCACCTTCTCCCCGGCGTCCAGGAACGCCATCACCATGTCCATCGCCCCCGCGTTGGTACGGCACAACACCGCAGTGGGAGTTTCCAGAACCGCCAGGCGCGACGTGATGGCCGGATTGCCGGTCAACTCCAGCGACGTGGGCAGCAGGGACAGCCACTTGTTGGCCTCTTCTGCGATGGCCTCCCCAAAGCGCCAGGACTGCGACAGGTAGAGTTGGCGGGCCCCCGGCCAGGTCGACAACACATCGGAGGCCCCTCGCCAGCTATAGAGTTGCTGGCAGGCGTCACCAACAACGATTTGCTGAGCGTGCGACTGGTTTTCGACCAGGGCAGCAATCACTGGGTTAGCGTCTTGGCCCTCATCCAAAAAGATCACGTCGACCGGCAGGATAGGTTTCGTCAAGGCCCAGGTCTTGAGATAAAAATCGTGGGTATAGGGCAGCGTGCCGTTGTGGTCGATCACGTCGTTCCAGTACTTGGTGGCCAGCGGTGCCACGGCCTTCGCCATGGCGCGATGAGCGGTGCCGGTGATCTTGGGTTGCAGCGGCACGTGGAAATCGGACAGGTGCTCGTCGGCGGAGAAACAGAACCGGCGAACGGTGTCCATGACGATGCGGGCCACCTG